ATCCAGGGCCGTCTTGTTCTGCATGAGCTGCTGAGAGAGCGTATCCACGGACACGCCGCTCTCCTGGCCCGCCTTGGTCAGCATGTCGAGCATGAGTCCGGCATTCTCCGTCTCAACTCCCCATGCAGCCATCATGGACTGCACGTTATCGATCGAAGTCGAGACGTCGGTATCATTCAGTTCTGCAAATTTGATGAATTTGACAGACAGGTCCTCGAGAGCGTCTCCGGTAAGGCCGAACCGTGTGTTGACCTCGCCGATCGCCGTTCCGGCTGTGGCGAAGTCCGTCGGGATGGTCTTCGCGATGTTCCGCGTCCGGTTCTGCATGTCCTCGAGGGCTTCGCCGGTCGCCCCGGTCTTCTTCGTCACGATGTCGAGGCCTTCGTCGACCTCTTTCCAGGCTACTACCGACGCGGCTCCTACCGCAGCGATCGGAGCTGTGACATTTTTGGTAAGCGTATCACCGACGCCCTTCATTTTCCCGCCAACGTCTTTGAGCTTCTCACCCCACTCCTTCAGCTGCGCGGAGTGGCTCTGGATCTGCTTTGTGACATCCGTCAGAGCCTTGTCATATTTGTTGATGGCCGCCTGACAGTTATTGATCTCCGCTTTCTTCTTTGCGATCGCGGCCTCATCACGCTCTTCAGCGTTTTCCAGCTGCTCCAGCTCTGCCCTCAGGACCTGCTCTTTTTTCCTGTACTCATCCGTCACCGCCTGGAGATATTTCTGCCGGTCAGCCAGTTTCTGCGTGGCGGATGTATTCTTATCATATTGTGACTGAGCCAGCTTCAGCTCAGAGTAGGCTTCCTTTGTCGCCGCAGAAATGCCCTTCAACGCGGACTTGAAATCTTCCGCGCCCTGCGCTGTTAATATCAGCCCAGCTTCCTGTAAGTTATTAGCCGCCATATTCTTCTCCCCAGTATTCCTTGAAGGATTTACCGCGGCCCCATGCGAGCCACTTTCTGTACATCACATCATGTCTGTCCTGCTTGTAGGCGTCTTTTATGACTTCATTCAGGCACCCGACAGCGAGGCCTGTTTCTATCATTTGATCAACGTCGCCGCAGATACGATAGAGCCGCGCGATGCCCCCGTTTTGTCCATCAAGTTCAACGCCTGCGTAAAAAAATCAGAGAAGCCCTCGCGTGTCACGTACTGGACGATCAGGTTGAGATAATCACTGGCGTCCATGTTCCTGACATAATCAATGTCTTTTTCGATGCCCATGGCGAGCAGCTTATTGACCTCATCTTCACATCCGCCGATGTTATTGATCAGGATGTCGAGGGCCTGCCATGTGAGCTCGTCGGAGGCTTTCTTCGCCTCCCGGAAGGCTTTCCGCTGAGCGTTGGTCCACTCTTCCACCGGCATGGGCACAAGCTCACCGTCGACCAGCTTTTTAGGCTTTTCAAACTTCGCTTTTTTAAGCAGGTCCTGGTTGATCAGCTTGCGCGCCTCGCGCAGGTTGAACCTCCGCAGCACACGAACGAGCTGCCATACGTCAGCAGCCTTAAGGTCGCGCAAAACAAAAGCGGGAGCAGCCGCTCCCGCATCTTTCGTCATATCAGGCATTCAAGCCTCCTTTATCAGTTTGTAGGTCTGAGAGCCTTCGCCGCCGCCACTGTCAGTACAGGAGCCGCGAAGAATGCGGCCTCTGTGATGCCGGCGTTGGCCGTCTCAGCCGTGAGGACCTTGACTTCCTGATTCTGAGTATCATCGAAGCCGTAAGCTCTGATGGTCAGGGAATCGGTCTGATCGGAATGAGAATCCGTAGACGTAGCCGTAGCATCGGAGTTATCCACGAGCTTGCACTTCGGGAACCAGCGCATGTCCATGGTCCTGTCCTTCTTGATGATCGGCACGCCGTATGCAAAATACGGTCTTGTCTTGATGCCGCCGGACATGATGATTCCGCTGTCGATCGTGTCGCCCTTCATCTTGGCGATCGTCGCCTCGTCAAATGCGAGCTGTGTGACGCTGATCTCTTTGTAAGTCACGATCGTGTCGGACTCATACACAGCGCCGGACGCATAAGACTCATAAGAGTTGGAGTTGTCTGCGACGTCAATGTCGACTACTGTGGGGAGCTTGAGCACATCACTCTCGAACGCTTCAGCGTCCCAGTCTGCATCCTCATTGAAGCAGATGTACTGAGCTCCTACGGTATATTTAGTAGACGGCTTTTTTTCTGTAATAGCCATTAATTAACCTCCTACCTTTGCGAAAAGGTTATCTTGCATCATTTTGTAATATCGATCTTTGTTGCGCTCCCACTCCGGGATCAGGTGAGGCTGCGCGCCCATCTTCTTTGTGCCATGCTCTACAAACTTGCCGTAATACCTGCCCCAGGAGACGAGCACGGCGTCTTTTCCGGACGGTGCGGCCGTTACTGAGTCGAGCATGTGCGTGTAGCCTGCGCCCCTTCTGCGCGGTTTTGGGAGCCTGTGAACGTCCTCGGCCAGCGCTTCGCCGGCCTGCATGAGTACCTCGGAAACGTGATTATCGTCCGCGGCCTTCTCATACTTCTCGAGAAGATCCATGAACTTCTCAAGCCCCTCAGGTCCCGCTGCCATAATCCATCTCCTCCATGATCTCTACCCGGAAGTAATAGTGATGCCATGCCGGACCGTTGGTCGCGTTCAGCGTCTCGTGGTAGATGACGGGATGATAGCCGGCGTCGTTGAACGCCCTCTTCAGTCTCAGCAGTTCTGCCGGTCTCGCGTTCCTGGAAGCGAAGGACACCTGATAGGTCACGACTGTTTCATAATCGTCTCCGGACGCCATAACGTCCTCGATGATGTACTCCCAGTACGCGATCTTCGGGAATGTCTTTAGATCATCCAGGTACAGCTCGGTCTCGCGGGCTGTCACACCGACGCTCTCGATCAGATTGATAAGTTCTGCCTTTGTCATTCCGTTACCACCTCATAATCCATCGCCGGATTGACCAGCGTCAGCTCCGTCTCCATGTACCCCTGGCTGGACAGTACGTCGGCCTTATTGAAAACCTTGTGCTGCCTGCCGTCGATCACACAAACACAATCCGAGCTGATGCCGTTCCACTTCGGGATCCGGATCTTCATCGTCACTTCCTTGTCGGCCTGTTCAAAAGTGATTCGGGTGCGGTCATAGACCGCGATGTCCCGGTACCACACCGGCCTCATGTTCCGAGCCTTGATCTTCCGCTCACCGTCCCTGTCGACGATGTCGTACAGTTCAAAGCAGCCGTCCGTATACTCCGGAAGAGTAGCCATCTTATTCAGACGCATCTGTCACCTCCTCGGAGAGCTGCCACGAGCGGATGTCCGCGCCGTAATTTACCAGGAACTCCTCGAACCGGTGCACCATGTCGTAGTACACGAAGTCCTTGAGGAGCCCTCGGGAAAGCGGATCGTCCACGAAGTCCGCGCCGGGCCTGAGCATGTCAAGACGGCGCTCGCATTTCATGATCGAATTGATGATCACCTCATCATTAGTATAGGGCGGAACCTGATTGTCCGCCCTGATCTCTTCAGCCAGTATATAGTACTGTTCGCTTGTCATTCAGGCTCCGCCCTCCTTCAGATTATTCCTCGGTCTTGCTCAGAACAGCGGGGATGTACTCAGCCAGCTTAGTGACGTTGAAGACATAAGCTACATTGTCATCGTCCGCGCGGCCGTTGCCGTATACCTTCGCGATCAGAAGATCTGCATCCTCGAGGGCCTTGGTCTCTTTGTACTCCTGTACCTTCATACCGGAGAAGCCCATGGTATAGAAGCCCTTCATGGTGATCGCACCGGTTCCCTGTGCCATCTTGGGCTCAGCGATAACAGTTACAGGCATAAAGCTCTTTGTGATGTAGCCGCCAGAGATGCTGTCACCATACAGCGCAGGGTTCACATAGTTGTAAACATCTGTAGGATTCGCGATGACAACGATTTCGCCGACTGCACGCTTGCCGCCATTGGACAGTGCCGCAAGAACAGGAGCGAGCTGCTTCGGAGAAAAGCCGGTCAGAGTCTGCACTACGGTCTTGGCTGTGTGCGTTCCGTCCTGGCCGGTAACACCGATCTGCTTCAAGATACCGATCGGAGCGTCCTTGCCGGTGCCGTTAAGGTAGCCGTCAGCGATTCCGTCATACATAGCTTCCTGCAGGATCGCGCGGAAGTATCTGTCCACGTAGCCGATCTCGAGGTCTCTGATGGACTTCGGGATGATGCAGTAAGCATACAGCTTGCCGACTTCGATGTTCAGGCTGGTAAGTGTAGCAGACAGCTCTGCGCTGTTGGAAAGTGCGGATGCAAGGGAGCCCCATACAGCCGCGCCGCTCTTGGAACCGGTCAGCCAGTGCTTCACGTTCGCAGGAGCGAAAGTGATGAGGTCAAGGATCGGATACTCGGTGCGGACATCTTCCAGGGTCTTGTCGATGGTCTCGATCGGGATGATGTCGATCTGCGCAGCAGTGAGAGCCTGCTTAGCGCCGCCCTTCAGCATTTCATAGAATTTCTTCTCATTTTCGGAAAGCGGACGAAGGCCGAGGCTCTTCTTGTACTCCGCATCCTGCTCAGCTCTCTGAGCCTCACGAACGACCTGATCGATCAGGGCGCTCTGTGTCTCGCTGATCACCAGCTCAATAGCGTCAGTGATCGCCTGTGTCTTGTCCTCTGCGTTGTTCAGCATCTGGACGATCTTTGCTTTTGTCTCTTCATTAAGGGGAGTCTTGTCAATTCTCATTACTGTCTCCTTTCAAAATATGCTGCCCATCCTGTTTTGAGATGTTCGGGTGTTTCTGTTCCTTTCATCAGCACCTCGGAGAGCTCTTTCGCGAGCTTGTCGACGTCAATGTTGACCTCGATCTTCTGCGTTTCCAGTACTGATTCCGGAGCGGTCAGCTTGCGCATGATCACGCCAAAAGCGGACTGCTTCGGCTCGTCGTCGTCCTCGTCTTCGTCATCGATCTCAGTGGCGAAGCCGTACTCGACAGCGTCCTTCGGCAGGATCCACGTCTCAGCATCCATGAGAGCCTTGATCTCTTCCTCGGAGATCGTGGCGACTTTCTTGTAAGCCTCGACCGATGCCTGGGTGATGGTCTCGATGTCGTCAGCCGTCTTCCGGAGCTGTGCAGCATTTCCCATCGCTACGGTCCACGCGTTGTGGATCATCAGCAGGGACGCGGGCTGCATCACTCGTCTGTCGCCGGCCATGAAGACCACGGACGCCGCACTGCACGCGAAGCCGTCGCAGATCGTAACGATCTGGGCTTTGTGCTCGCGGAGCACGTTGTAGATCGCGAGTCCTTCCGATACGTCGCCGCCGTAGCTGTTGATGTGCACGTTGATCGTGTCGACATCGAGTTCCTTCAGCTGGTTGACGATGGTCACGCCTGACTGTTCTCCCACATCCTGCCACGCCCACGCGCAGATGTCGCCAAAGATGTACAGATCAGCAGATGTGTCGTTCTGTGTCAGCTGATAATACTTAGTCGGAGTTTTGGACATTCCGTCTTTCCCTCCTTTCCTTATGTTTGCTCTGTTTACGGTTGCTATTTCTTACGGATTCTTCAGCCGGATCATCAGCGCCGCCCGTCGGCTGTGCGCCTTCCTCCATGATGCCTTCCGTCGCGTAATTCTTAGTAAGCGCCCTGGTAGTACTGAACTCTGTATTCAGGGCGGGATACCCTACCATTTCGAAGATCTCGTCAAGCGTAAAGCCGATCGCTCTCAGCTTGTCGAGGCTGTTCGCCGCGTCGATCACGTCGATGTGCTTAAAGTGCGCGAGCCACACGAAGGCCCGCTCGCCTTTGACATAATCGGCCTGTCCCACGAGCTTCGCGTTCAGTGTGTCGTTGATCACCTCAGCGACCGGACTGACCGCGTATGTGATGAACTCATTCGTGGCGTCCGACTGCTCTGTGATCATGCCGTTGAACACGCCGAGCGGGATGTCGTAAGCTGCAGCGCATTCCTTGTTGATCGTGTCCGTGAGCGTCGCCAGCTCTGCTGCCGTGACCTGCTTCTTGACGTCCATGAACTCCAGGGCCGTCCCGGTCTGCTCTGTCAGGATCGCGAGCTTCTTCCCGTCGATCTTGGACTTGAACTCCTCCAGGACGTTGTCCAGCGTGATCGGGATCACTTTCCCGTCCGCGGTCCTTCTCCGGAACTGCAGGTTCGCGTCTACCTTGTACTTCAAGAGCGGCGTGTTTGCGATCGTCTCCAGCGACTGTACAGCGTTCAGCGCATCGTTGAGGCAGTTCAGGACGTTGTCCGTGAATACCCTCAGCTTGTCAGTGCTGTACCTGAAGTGCAGGATGTCGTCAGAGCTCACGCCATACCGCAGCGTGACTTCGTTATAGCCGTCGGTCAGCACGATGTGGCTGTAGGTCTTGCCGAACAGGACATAATCGTCCATCTGGTAAGAATTTGCGCGGTAGTATTTGCCGTTCTGCATCCGGACCACAGCACAGTCACCGGTCGCGACCAGCTCCCTGGCTACGTTGAACCAGAAGTCCGTCGCGGTCTCGTTGTCGTTCGGCCTGATGTTGAGACGGTAATACGCCTCATCCTTCCTGCGGGTCTCGCCCTTGGTCAGCACGATCTCACTCTTCGCGATCGCCTTTGCGATCATTCCGGCAGCCTTTTCCTGCGCCATAACGGCAAGCTGTACCTTCGTGAGGTCTGTCGCTATGATCTCCAGGACGTTTGAAACGTCCCCTGTCTTGCTTTTAAATAACCACTCAAACATAGATGATAGTCTCCTTCAGCAGGTCAGCGGAAAACTCTGCCGCAACGAAGGCCATAAAGCCGTCGTTTTTCCTGAGCTTCGGCTCAATCTTTACATACTGCATATTTCCGTACTTATCCGTCAGCGTGCCGGTGTTCTGGGTGTACCACCGCATGATCGCGCTGTCGCCATAGTCTACCCGGTGCTCCGAGTAGAGCTTCTCGACAGACGGCGCGATGATCCCGCAGGCACTCCCGATCTTCCTGATCAGCCGGACTGTACCCTGCGGATTGTCCCTGGTCTCGATCGTGATACCGCGCTGCTCGAACACCGTCTTGAACAGCGTATACCTGTACGTGTCCATGGTGATCTTGACGACCGCATAGTCCTGCATGACGCGTTCGCACCAGTCCACGATCCCGTCGACCGGGATGACCGGTGCCCGTACCACCTCGAAGTCCCTGAAGCCGGCCTTGCCGACGTTCTCGATTGGGAACTTGATGCTCTTCAGGAACGGGCTCTCCGAGCAGATCCATGTGTGCTGCCTCCACTTGTGATTTCCGTCGTCGTCGATGGTCAGCACACCTGCGGAGGCGAAGTCCCGGACGTCCGCATAGTCGATCCCGATGATCGCCATCTTCCCGGTCGTGTCCTGAGACTTCCGGACGGACTTCCTCTTCGCGTCCTTGTAGGAGCAGAGCAGGATGTTCTTCCAGCTCGTGACGGCCTGCTCTTCCCGCAGCTGGGGAAGGTTGCAGCGCTTCGTGATGTACTCCCGGTACTTCTCAGGATCGCCCTTAGCCTTGATCCATCCGCGCTCGATCGCCCTCTGAAGTGTGGGCAGATACTCCATGGATGGGTTCGCCTTGTGCATCGGCTCTTCCTTGCCGGCCTCCGATTCCCTGTCAAGCCGACAGAGAAAAGGGAAGATCCCCAGCGGGTTCGCCCCGCCCTCGAGGATGACCATGCAGTCGTCCAGGAGCTTGTCAAGAGGGCCCTCGCGGACGTATCCGTTCGTCGTGATGATGATCTCCCGGAAATGCCGTTTCTTGCCTTCAGAGGACTCGAACACGTTCACGCTGTCGTTGTTCTCGTAGGCATGAAACTCATTAAAAAAGATACAGCCCGGAGCCTTGCCGTCCTTTGTTGTGGCGTTGCTCGTGTTGTATCTCAGGATGGATCCTGTCTCGAGGTTCTCGATCACCTCTTTCGTGACATGGAATTTGCCCTTGAACTTGGGATTTTTATAAAGCCGGTTATAAACGACGCTGAAGGTGTCTTTGATCTGCTGCTCACTGTTCGCCACGAGCTCCACATGGTACTCGGGGATCCCGTACAACGGTGTCTGGAAGAAATTGGCGAGCGGAGCCATGAAGCCGTCCTTGCCGTTTCCTCGTCCCATCAGCATGACGATCTCGGGAAAAAGCGGCTCACCTGTCGAGTCGTACATAAACACAAACGCCAGGACAAATTTCTGGTACGGGAAGAGCGGATAATAATTCGCTTCAAGATACCTGATGCAGTTTCGGAACGTCGCCTCGTCAAAAAACACGTCCTTCCGCTTGAGCGTGGGCTTGACGATGTTCCTGATCAGCAGTTTTCGGTCACGGTTTATCCACTTCGGATGCTCTTTGCAGTACGCGAGATAGTCATCTATCTCTTTACAGGTAATCATCCACGCTTCCTGCGATCACCGGCGTCTTTATGTCGAGCTTGTCCAGGATCGCGAGCATGATCGACGTCTCCCGCTGCAGGTCAGTCACGCTGGGATTGGCTATGGTCTTGTCGTGGCCGTTGCCGGTGCTGACCGTGATCCGGATCCCCTGCTCCTCGATGTCCATGTTGAGCCGCTCTTTGAGCCGCCAATGCATCATGTATGTGTCAACCATGTCAACGCAGTATTCCGTGACTTTGTTCTGCGCTTCCAGCTGAGCGATCAGGGATTCTCTTATTTTTTCCTCTGTCGTCATCTGTCTTTCACCCCTTTACGTGTAAATTGTCAGATTTTTTCCGGAGTCGAG